ACGAGACGGGGAAACCCTGTCCAGCAACTGCAGGAACCAGTAGCCCGTTCCCACCGCTGACGTGGTGTATGACACACCTGTTGTGATTTTTTCCATCTGGTACATACCCCGTCTCCCGCAATCCGGAAGCTCACAACAATAAAAAAGACCACCGGCACACACCGATGGTCCCTGACGCATGCTTACATCATCTATGTCGCTGTCCGGTGTGGGGTCACCGCTATCTGAAGCACTCCCCTCACCCGCGATGCCTTCCGGCTCCGGAGCTGCCGGTGCGCCCAGCAGCTCATCCAGAATGGCATCAACCTCTGCATCAAGACGCGCTTCCAGGTTATGGCGAAGTTTCTGTTTCAGTGCGCTCCGGACTTCTTCAGAGCGCAGGACTTCCTTCACTGCTTCAGCAGTGACCAGGGATGTAATTTCTGACATGGGATTTTCTCGTCGAAAGATGTGATTAAGAAAGTTGCCGCTAAATGAGCGGCTCTTCGGGTTTGCTTCCGGCTGACTGACTGGCGCTGATTTTCTCAGCGGCCCTTTTGTCAATCTGTCTGCGCCAGAAGTCACGCATGGCCCTGTACCCACCCGAAAGGAGATACAGCACACAGACCACCGTACAGAAGTACAGCATTAACTGGTTCAGAAATGTCATAATTTCTTTCCGTTATTGTTGACAATAAGAACTGTTTTCATTTAAAAAACCAGAGCACGAAAGTATCGTTCCTTTATTTTTTCTCCATAGGTATTACCACCGCCAGCGTCCATTCCTGTCGCTGGCGGTTTTTTTTATCATGCCGCAGTGTCTGTGTTGTTCACTTCCACCGCAATGCTGTCAATCAGCACCGGGTAAGTCGCACCTTTGGTAATGTCTGTCACATGCAGTTTATCCGCCGCAAATGCACTGACCGGTGACTGCGTCAGCGTGAACGGTGTGCCATCCTGACCATCAATAACCGGCGTCACCTGAAGGCTGTTATTCCCGGCAAAGCGGAAGGCCAGCGTATGCCATTCGTTATCAAATGCGCCAAAGGTTCCCAGTTTCAGGTTGTTTGTCGCCACTTTCGCATTGTGGTACATCACATTCAGGTCTTTTGCATCTGTCTGGATGTAGAACGCTGCCAGCAGGTTATTCCCCCCGTCTCCGGTCAGGGCAACGCCCTGTGGCAGTGAAGATACCGGCCAGTAAAACGCCATAACATACTGGTTCGCAGCCAGCACTCCCGAAACCTTAAAGCGGCAGCGAATCTGCCCCCCTTTCTGTAACAGAGCCGCACCGTTGCCCGCGGCGTACTCCAGCACCCAGCTGCTTTTACCGGCTTCCTTGGTCAGCTTCACTGCCTTACCTCCGGTTCCCTCCGCATCGCTGACCACTTCTGCCCTGCCGCCACTGGCTGACCATCCCTGTACTTTCAGGCTTCCCTCTGACTCGCTGGCAAGGTAAGAGAGCAGTGTTGTGACGCCTGTGGCTTCTGCACCGGAAGGCGATGACGGGCGCACCTCTGATACTGTCGATGATGCCCCCGCGTTTAGCGCCACTCTTCCCGCATGGCGCAAAATCGCCGTTGCCAGACGGTCGGAAATAATCCCACGGCGTGCCCAGGCGCTGAAATGGCTCGCCCTGTCCTGTGACGTCCAGGTGGCTGAGCTGTCACGCCATTTCGAACCGTAATATCCGATACCCGGAATGTCCGGGTCTTCTTCCGGTTTGTTCGTCGGCACATTCACCCCATTCTCATCCGTCATGAACGGTACGAAATGGATATTCTTTTCCGTTTTGTTTTTGTAGCTGCCGTACACCGTCTGGTACGAGGATTCGTTCTTCTGCTTCCAGAAATACGTCGTGTCCCCGCATATCCAGGGAACACCGTCAGCAGAGCCACCGACGCACTGACCTGCCATATCCGCCAGGTCTGCACGGAATTTATCAACCAGCGCACCAAACTGTGCTGCGTGATTTGCCGGCGTACCGCCAAAATCAAATTCCCCCTGCATCCACACCACGGCAAACAGCACATTTTTCGGATTCTTCTTCAGTGCTGCTTTTGTTCGACCGATAAGGTCCTTATACAGCGGCTTGTCCACACCCCAGCGGGTTGAATTCTCCGAGGCACCACTCGCGTCACTGTATGTGCCATCGGCTCCGGTGGTGAACGCTGAACCACCACGACAGCACGGAACCAGCAGAATGCCCGCATTCGCCGGTATAAACGGCAGCAATTTTTTGGCGATATGCAGCCCCTGCCCCACGGTTCCGTACTGCCCCTTTGACAGGTCCGCTTTCGGATGGTTAAGGCGGCTCATGTCCTGCACATCATGCAGACAATGGTCCGCCGGAATGATGTCGTTATATTTACAGGCGACACCGCCCGGTGTCACCGTACTGCGACGCGCCAGCTGCTTAATGCGCGGGTCCGGACGGTCATATGTCTCCGGCAGCGGAAGACCTTCACCATACGACATGCCGTTTGACTGCCCTGCCAGAACCACAACAAAGTAATACCCGGGGTCGCTGGTGGCGCTGATTACTGCACCTTCTCCACCTGTCAGCTTCACCACAACAGGTGTGCTCACATCACCTTCTGCGACAATCGCCTGAATAAGTGCTGCGCCATCATCCGTATACGAAGAAAACGGCCCACCGTATGGTTGCCATCCTTCACGAATTTTTTGCGCAAGTGCATCAGCAAGGTCTGACGGCGATGCCGCCCTGACCACATCGTAGTGTTTAAATGCCATGAATCCTCCCGGCCGGGATAATATTGTGAGTAAAATGATGAGCGGGCTGAAATCCGGAAGTTACAGGACAATGGCAGAAGAGAGACAACAGCCCGCAATACGAAAAAGGCCGCGCTATTGCGCAGAGTGATTACTGTCGGATATTATTCGCCAGCTGAAATATTACTTCACGTTTTGTTGTTTATTCCTTGCCGCCAGCGTCTCCCTGCGCGGGCTTTTTTTGTCCATAAGAAAGCCCCTCCGGAGAGGGGCTGGAGAGTGGCGCTATGTGCCATTGCATGGTGCCGGGTGCCTCCCGGTGAGTTCGGCCTGGTGCCACCAAACCCGCGTATTCTCGCTTACGATCATCAAAGAGATCATACCGTTCACCAGTCGCCCCTCCGCACAGGGGGATTCACCATGCAGAAATTTTCTAACACATCTATTATCAGACCGGCAACAACTGACTGAATTGAGATGTATTTAACATTTATGAATCTCCGCCTGCTATTTTCACTGAGCTATTCTAAGTCAACGAAAAATAACTTCGCTGAATCCCCCTCCATTATGACAGGCATTAGTTTTAATGGTTACAGTCATCCCCGTAATTTGCGCACTGAGAAGAAGAGACTGAAGATTCCATCTGTTGGTAAATAATTCTTTATCACCCACTTTAACTGTAAAGGTATCGTCATCATTATATTTTGTATACTCCACCTTTCCAGTTACACAATCAGGCGTCGCCAGCGCACTTGCTGAAAAAAATGAAAGCGATGCAGCTATTAATAATGTTTTTTTCATTTTACCCCCTCAACTGCTAATAGTTCTGCGCATCAGAATTGCCCCCAGAGTGGATGAATCCCACAATATTTTATTGTGCGTAATCCCACGGACTCTTCCATCTGCCGGACACATAGAAGGAAACTCATCAGATGCCATTCTGGCAACTCGCGATGCATGATGATGACAATTCAGTATTAATGCCACGCTTCCCAGAATTGCATTAATGCTTCCAAAAGAAATTCTTCCTACACGAACAGAGTCTTGTCCATGATAATCAGGCAGGACACTACTCAACCTTCCCCAGTTCAATGTAAGATCAACATCTTCAGCAGTCATTACATAAGAACGCCCACTGAGATCATCCAGTGTTGTACGAAATCCCCTCTGTATTTGCCGAAAACGTAAAGCTTCAGCTGTCACAGTAACAAACCGTAACATCGCTCTTGCCACAGACTGCGTCAGTGAGGTTCCACTATGCGACATTAAATCCAGATAAGAAGTAGTCAACGAATGGCGATTTATCTGCATCCCCGTACGACTGATCCCTGCAACACGCTGTAACGTGGTATAGCTACTGTCACCAGACAATGTAACCGCTGTTGTACCTGGAAAGGTAACATGTGAAAAATCAGCAAAGCGATAAAAAACATTATTTGTCCTGTTAACAAATCCTGTCACATATAAATTATTTCGTTCAACAATAAGCCGTAGATTATTAAACCGCCCTTCCTCTGGATCTATCCCTCTGACATCAACTGCAAACAAATTATCCCCTGTGCCACTATCAATCATCAGTAAAGACGTACCTCCTGATGAAATAGTCTGTAATGGAGTACCTATTGCAGAGCGAATGACATTCAGCGAATCTACATACGTCTTTGCAGTCGAGAAGTCTAAGGTAAATTCCTTCGCAACCACATTAACTGAAAAGATAACAAAGAAAAAAGTTAGCACTCTAAAAATAATTATTTTCATATTACACAATACTCCTTGAGCACCATACGATAACTATATTCTTGACATCCTCCACCCCCTGAAGGACGGCGTTTTACGGCGCACCGGATAAACGTAACAATAACGTAATGAAAATGATAATTATATTCAAAGAGAGCTGCAACCTTAACATATCTGGTCAGATCTCATGCGACTACTTGACGTACGTAGACAACAACATTTATTGATACACAGGATGTTACGGACATAAAAAAGCCAGCCACTGGGGGAGGCTGGCAAACTCGTAGAGCAAAATGCTGTTACGCAAACTTCGTTACAGGGTCATCCTGCAATACAAAAAATACACAATATTTAGAAAACTAATAGTGCCATGTGCAATTTTTAAGATTTTGTTATTAATTGTGGTCGCACCTTCCTTTCTGTGTACTTTCCGTATAGCTCACAGGATTCTGGGTACAAAAAAACCCGCGCATCGGCGGGTTAAGCAGCGTGGCAATGTAACCACTCTTATCATGATATGCAGATTTTTACGATCGTAAACTATTTTTTCGCTGATAAAATACAGAGGTTCTCCCTCCCGGCAATTCACGCTCAACATACCGATCCATCTCAAGCCTCACTCCCAGCATCATCAGCATGCCTTCAACAATCCCCTCCGCTTTGTGAAGGCGTTTACCTATACAGGTGTCAGAGCACCCATGTTTCCGTGCCAACGCCATGAACCGTCTCCCCCAACACGTAATAATCAACCAGCAAGTCATGCAGATCGCGATTGTTCCGGTAAAGGCGGGCTATGCACCGCATATCACCATCGCATCATCGTCACAGCACTGTGGACGTGATTTTACTTTTTCGGGGATCAGTCCCTTAAATCCGGCAGCAATGGGCGACCATGTAACATCCTCATAGTTATTTGCCGCCCATGCCCCCCAGCACTCAAGAACCTGCCGGATATCACGCATCAGTATCTTTACCCCATCCGCGATGAACCATAAGAACACCGTTGACAATAGCGTGTCTTTTTCCTTCTTTATCGCCAGTGTATTTTCTGACCGTGTTGCGACTACAGTTCAGTATTCTGGCTACCTCGGTCTGATTTTCATATGCCTCAACGAGCATGTCAGGAATGGTTTTTACTGTGAACGTCATGCGGCCTCACTTCTGCTGTTTCGCAGGTCTTTAAGTTTCTGCTGATACTTCGCCTTGATGGCCCTGCACTCTTCGATAGTCCAGCGATGGCGGTTATGGTTTGATTCGATTTCGTCTACTGCTTCCTGCCCGATTCGGTTAATCAGTTCGACGCGATAGGGAACGAGATTTCCGCTTTTATGCTGGTTGCACACCACGCATTGCTTGTGAATATTGCGTTCATCAAATCGGAGTTGAGGTGTCGCAGCAGTTGTCCGGTAATGTCCGGCATCCCACTGAGCAGACATGAGCGTTCCGCACGAGATACATGGTAAGTCGCGGTCTCTTTCTCTGATGAAGGCGTTTACGGCTTGTTGGGCTTGTTTAATCCAGTAACTGCGGGGCTTTAAGGCGAGTTTTCGAATCTTCAGTTTATCTTTCTGTTTCTGCTCCTCTCGTCGTCGTTTCTTCTCTGCTGCTTTTTCCGCTTTTTTCGCTGTTTACTTTGTAGTTTGAGTGCTAACTGAGTTCCGTGTTCCGGGCAGCACCACCACTGATTTGAGAATGCCGGGTGAAACCATTCCTTGCATATTTTGCATTTCCTTCGCGCTGGTTTAGCCATCGTCTTCTTCCTCGTACATTGAGCTATTCGGATCGCTCATCAGTTCTGCACAGCAGTGCTCACACACGTGAACTTCCAGCACATGCAGCTTCTGACCGCAGTTAGCGCACGTTAAAGCCCGCTCGACGCTTTCTTTCTGGTATTGAAGGGATTGGGATGGGCTAAGCATGGCTTTCACCATTAAAAAGTCGCTTGTAAGCATCAATGTCTCGTTTTGCTTCACCGAGCTTTCGTCTTAATTCCATGTTTTCTGATTCAAGCTTTTCCATGTCTTGTTGGTATCGATCGCGGTGTTCTTTCCATGCTTTTTGATACGCCTTCATGTATGTCATATTGGCCTTTCTCTTTGCCTGACGAACTGCGTGGTGGTTTTTCACAAACCAGTCAGGGTCGTTAAATGCTGCTCTGGCGCATGTATACCAATAATTTGTTGCCTCCCTGTTTAGCCAATAAATACTGATAAATGGCAACCGGATAGACACCATTTTTCGTTGTGACTCTTTCTCGCCAAACATGTGGCCTTTTTTGATGCTAAGTCCAAATCCAGGTTGAATTAAAAGCATTGTCATTTCCTCGCACGATGTCTTAGCCACCGGATATCCCACAGGTGAGCCGTGTAATTGAAGGTTTTTACGTCAGATTCTTTTGGGATTGGCTTGCGTTTATTTCTGGAGCGTTTCGTTGGAAGGTATTTGCAGTTTTCGCAGATGATGTCGGTGATACTTCGTCGCTGTCGCCTCATGCAGCCCTCCTGACGCCCAGCCCGATCGCCATCAATGCCGCTTTGGATACGGTAGTAAACATCCGTCGAGGACTGATGAACGGTCGCCAAATCAGCAACATTGAGCCTTTGCTGTTTCCCTTCTTCTCCAGCCCTGTCGATGGTTCGATAAAATTAATCCGTCCATCAGTGATGATGCGAACTTCGTCAACACTCTCCAGAGCCTTGCTGAACCATCCGACAGACATATCCTCTGGCACAAGCATCACTACCGTCTGTCGCTGTTGTATGCACTGCTCAGCGGCTTTTTCCACCCACGGCCTGATATTGCTGTACGGTGGGTTATTCCAGATTGCACCGTGGCTTACCCACTCAGAATTGAGCGCGTCGTCGGCCTCAGTTAGCCAGTGAGCGCACAGAGCATTTTTGTCGCTCGCTGCCGAATCCAGCCAGAATCCAAACTCAATATCCAGTGCATCAAAAAGCCAAAGCGGCGTTTGCCAGCAGTCCTTGTCGTGTGCTGGCGTATTTGATTTGATAGTCATGCAGCCCTACCTTTTCGTTGTGACCATTCATACTCTCGCCGGGAGTCATCACTCCACCGCACGTTGCGCTCTGAGCCGAACCAGAACATGATTTCGATAAGCTCAGTCATGCTGGCCTTCCGCATTTTGCTGGTACGCACGCCAAGCATGACAACGCCACCGTCGATACCAGGCACACTTCGTTGCTCCAGTTTTTTGGTCTTAAGCCACAGGGCAGTGAACAGGTCTTTCCAGTCTTCCGGCGCCAGCCGTTGACCATGCCATAGCACCTGACGCGAAACATCGTTCAGCATCGGCCACATACGGTCATTCTGCGCTTTGCTGCGCCTGGGTTCTTTAACGTGGACTTCGTGGGGTGACTTGTCGTCGATGGGTAGTGAGAGAATGGCGTCTATGGCGTTATTTCTGATTGCTTCGTTGCGAAGCAGAAAGGTTTGCTTCATCTCCTGCTCTCCGGTTCCATTTTTCAGCCGCCGCAGCAACTGATGGTGCCCATGCCCCCCTGGCTTCACAGAGGTCACATTCTGCATAGCCCCACACATCAATATTTATTCCGGCCTCAACCCACAGACGAGCATTACCGCCGCAAAACGGACATTCTTTTAGCTTTGGCTGGGTTAATGATAGGTCGCTCATGCTCACTCCTTCACTTTAAATCCAGACTCCGGATAATTCTGTTGCGCTGAAACTCATTGTTGAGTTTGAACAACCGTCGAAGAACACGGTCACGCGGATAGCGTCGTGCGGCAGGTGAATGCTCATACAACTCATCAAGCGGCAAACTGGACGATGAACGATACCGATACCAACGCACCAACTCTTCACGAAAATTAGCCCTGACAAGCTCAGCTATCGTACTCATTTCTTAAAACCTCCTCAAACGCATTCTGACGCATTTTTCATTCTCGCTGCTTATCGGCATACCTTGCACGTGCTTACCTCACCACAGAGCGATTGTGATGCCTTAAAAGCGATTTATTGAAGTGATATTTGCTTAATCGAAATTCTTTTCTTTGATTCCTGCGGCCCTGATGGCTTTCATTACTGCAATTACCGTTTTGTCACGCCCATCCTCATAACCCATCGCATAAGCACCTTCTTCACCATCTTTCCAAAGGTCGTCATTCGATTCGGGCCAGTCGATATCCAGTTCAATAGCAGAGCGCGATGCCTGCCATATCACCCAGGCAAACTCTTTTAATTCATCGTCTCCCGTGAACTGGCTTTTGTCTTTTGACCACCAGTTTTCAAACTGTCGGTAGCTATCGTTCACTTCCCTCTCCCCCAAATAAAAAGGCCTGCGATTACCAGCAGGCCTGTTATTAGCTCAGTGATGTAGATGGTCATCTTTTAACTCCATATACCGCCAATACCCGTTTCATCGCTGCACTCTGGCGACACTCCTTAAAAATCAGGTTCGTGCTCACCTTTCCTTCCCGTTCTTCCCTGGTAGCAAACCGGTAATACACCGTTCGCCAGACCTTACCTTCGATAACCAGAAGACCTGCCCGTGCCATTTTAGCTGCGGCCTGATTTATGCTGGTTACTGTTGCGCCTGTTAGCGCGGCAACGTCCGGCGCACAGAAGCTATTATGCGTCCCCAGGTAATGAATAATTGCCTCTTTGCCCGTCATACACTTGCTCCTTTCAGTCCGAACTTAGCTTTAATTTCTGCGATCTTCGCCAGCGCCTGAACACGATTTAGAGGTCTGCCGCCCATGACAGGAAGTTGTTTTACTGGTTCAGGTATCGCCTCACCACGGTTAATTCGCGCTGTCATACAGGTCAGTTCATCGGCAGCCTTGCGTCGTAATTCCGCGTCAGTCAGCGCATTGGCCCGCATGTTCTGGTACAGGTTGGTAACCAGCCAGTAGTGCGCGTTCGATTTCCACGGATAAGACTCTGCATCCGGATACAGGCCTCGCTTCCGGCAATACTCGTAAACCATATCAACCAGCTCGCTGACGTTTGGCAGTCCGGCGATAACGGATGCTTCTTCCCGGCACCATGCAACAAACTGCCCGGGTGATGGAAGAAATGGTCGATTCTGCCGACGGGCTACGCGCATTCCTGCGTTAACCTGTTCCATCGAGGTGATCCCGTTTTCCCGGAAAGCCAGAACCCACTGGCGGCGGATTTCGTTCACTTCGTTCTGGTCACGGTTAGCCAGGCTCGCCGGGAAAGTTGCCAGTAACTGGCTGAACACACCGTTGATGATCTGCGCTACCTGCTGTACCTGCGGCTTTTCGTCGTACTGTTCCGGCATGTTGTTGGCGATCCGACGCATCTGCTCACGGTCAAAGTTAACCATCTGTGCGGCGATGTTTTTCATAGATCCACCCCGTAAATCCAGTCTGTGTTTGTCAGGTCGAGTTTTGGTTTGCTGGCTGTCACGCCTGCCTGTTGCTTGTTACGGTTGATTTCGAGTTGGGTCCACTTATCGCGGAGTTTGGCCGGGCTCAGCACGTTACCGGACCAGAAGTTGTCCTGGCATGCCCAGCGGAACAGCACGCACATGTCGCGGTGGTTACGTCCGTCACGTTCACGCATCAGGCGGATATCGTTAGCCCACCCTGCAAAATTCGGTTTTCTGGCTGATGGCGCGATGGTCTTCACCATGTCAAACATCCACTCTGCGGCGGTCAGGTCTTCTGCTGTCCCCCACTTGCTGCCGCTCTGAATTGCAGCATCCGGTTTCACCACAGAAAGGTCGTTTTCTGGCTGGTCAGAGGATTCGCCAGAATTCTCGGACGAATAATCTTTTCTTTTTTCTTTTGTAATAGTGTCTTTTGTGTCCCCCTGTTTTGAGGGATAGCAATCCCCTAATTTGAGGGATGTTTTATCCCTCGTTTTAGGGGATTTTCCCTCGTTTTGAGGGATGTCCCTCATTTTAGGGGAACCTCCCTCGTTTTGAGGGATGCACCATTCTGAGATGTTTTTATTTGGTCCAAACATGCCGCCTTGCTGCTTGATAATATTCATTCTGACGAGTTCTAACTTGGCTTCATTGCACCGTTTGACAGGTAACTTTGTAATCTCGCTAAGTTGAGAATCGGTGATTCTGTCCATTGGTTTATTCCACCCATAGGTTTTACGCAGAATGGCAAGCAGCACTTTAAACTGTCGCTTGGTCAGATCTGCGCCTGAATAAGCCTCAATCAGCATATTTGATAGTCTGGCGTAACCATCATCGAGATCTGCCACATTACGCTCCTGTTCGGCAAAGTTACCTCTGCCGAAGTTGAGTATTTTTGCTGTATTTGTCATAATGAATCCTGTGGATTGATCCAGTAATTCCCTCAGAATTGCATATCAATTTGCTTAGAGTCCCCGGCGGCCACCGGGGATTTTTCTTTGTGATTCCATCCAATGCATACTTAAAAGCCCTGCTAATCGGACTGATGTCTGATGCCATTCCGAAAGCACACAAGACCGAAGCAATAAACCGCCAGTCCGTTCTGCTTATCTTCGATTCATGACAGCCAATCATCTTTGCCAGACCGCGCTGGGTAAGCGTTGACAGGTTGATGAGTAAATCAGTTTCAGCGCGATCAATTTCTCGCTGTGTTGGCTTGCTGTAGCTTGCTTGTGCCATTTGTTAATTTTCCTATATTGATATTGAGTTATAGCGGCACACCCAATGGATTTGCCGCTGATGTTTGCTCACCCGGTTAGAGGTGAAAGGCCATGATGAAAGAGCGGGTACTGCTTAGGCGGCTTTGTTACTGGATGGAGGGAAAACATCATCCAAAGAACATTGGCACCCTAACTTCCTGAGGCCTTCTACGATCATTCGGCAATCGTTAAGGCCAGGAGTACGGATATTCAGCTCATAGTTGGCGATGCGGGATTGCCCCCAACCAATTGCCGAAGCTAGTACAGCTTGCGAAACTCCGATTTTTTTTCGCTGCTGGGCAATTTTGTTCATTGCGGTCTCCCTAGCATTAATCACACACCCATTACACACAATTTGTGATTAACAGTCAACCTCAATTCGTGTACAGAGTTCAATCACGTTGCGTGTTACATTTAAGGGATGAAAACGATGCATGAAATTATCGGGGAAAGGATCAAGTCCCTTAGAGAAGCTAAAGGACTTAGCCAGGCTCAATTGGCCAAGCTTTGCGGCTGGGCTGCGCCTTCACGCCTGGGGAACTACGAGTTAGGAACAAGAAAGGTTAGCGCGGATGACGCGCTGGTTCTTGGGGCGGCACTCGGCGTATCTCCGGCAAAAATAATGTTTGGCGAGGATTCAGACGCCGTATTTCGCCAATATGAATACCCGTTATTTTCTTCAGTGCAGGCCGGGCCATTTTCGGAGGTGGGAAGCTACACAGCCAGCGATGCAAAGGCATGGGTCCCAACGACCACAAAAGCCAGCGAAAAAGCTTTCTGGCTTGAGGTGAAGGGGCATTCAATGACGGCGCCTCAGGGGGTTCGTCCAAGTTTTCCGGAAGGCATGCTGATACTCGTTGATCCGGCTGAGCCGGTAGAGTCTGGGGATTTCTGCGTGGCTTCTGCAAATGGTGATTCAGAGGCAACGTTCAAGAAGTATGAGAAGGATGCAGGGGTTAGTTACCTGGTACCTTTAAACCCGGCATATAGAACCCTGGATTGCGACCATAGCTGCCGCATCATAGGCAAGGTAGTTAAGGCGCAGTGGCCTGAAGAGACGTTTGGCTGATCGGCAAGGTGTTCTGGTCGGCGCATAGCTGGTAATCCAACTTTTCCCTGTTCTTTTTATGCAAATTAATCTAATGAAATTGAAAAGATTTTTACCTATTTTGTTGGTTCAGGAGAACATAAATGAGCGATAAACAAGAAGTTTCCTTAGCACATATCAATGATGTGCTGGAGTCCAAAAATTATATTGAAACTAATGCTGATGGGGTTGTAACCATCGGAACGGATAACAATGGCTACGAAGTTTTTAACTTCGTTTTTCTCAATAGCACCCCTGTCATCGGCCATATGAATGGCGAAATCGCAGTGGCAGGAATGCAGCGCACTAAGGTTGCGTCCGTGACTTTAAGTAAACAGAAGGCCTTCGATTTCTATCAGTCCTTGAAAAGCATGTTCGAGGAATAAAAGCTGATGAATGCAGCTCAATCATCTTTGGATGAGGGAAAGCTAGTAATTGCTTACTCTGATAAGAATGGCTCTACAGTAGGGCTGGAATTTTCTTCTGTAGCATCAAGCCAAGCAACGCTCTTGATGAAAGCTTGTTCTGTTGCTGCTTCAGATAAAGAAAAACGGATTGTCACATCGGTTGTGATGGATGATACTGAGATCATTCAAACAACAAGTGATGATGGAGGCGACGACATGGATAAGCGATTAGCAGTTCTTGAAGCTGAAGTTGCGCACATCAAGAGCAGCATGGCAGGAATTAAAGAGGATACCCGGAAAATATCTTCTGATTCTACTGACGCCAAAAGAGACACCGCTGTACTTTTACAGAAGAGCCTGGATTTTGATGCTTCATTATCTAAGAAACCATCGGTTGACTACTTTGAAGCTAAATTTTCCGCTTTGGAAACCAAGATAGCAGATGTAAAAGTATGGATGCTCGGGGTTCTCTTGGCCTCGCTTGCTATGCCAACTATATTTTTCCTAATAAACTTGTACCTTAAGAAAGGTCAGTAATTTAGCAAATCCGGCCACCGAGCCGGGTTTTTTATTGCCCGCCGATCACTATCAGGACAGCACCTGCCCGCCGGTCCAAACTATTGATTAAATTACTATAATTCTTAATACAACTCCCATATCCCGCCATCTCGCCACCACCCCATTCGCTCGTTTTTCGAACTTTTCAGCACCCATCCTGCTGTTGCCACCGACTTAAGTAAGCAAAACCATCGCGGGTAAAACTATTTACACAAAAAAATCATACACATAACGTGTCACACCTTTATTTTACACATTTTGTGATTGACCATTAAATCACAATATGTGACTATCATTTCCATCAGCAGGACGCTGAGACGCCACAAGGAACAGATTGGCAGGCTCTTTAACATCGACGAACTCTCAACCTAACCGTTGAGACCAGAACTTGAGTGGTTTTGGGGATGGCGCGAATTGCAGCTGCAAGACAGCGATCGAGAAGATAAACACCTCGACGCGTCATGCGCCAAAGCCACTTAAAGGAGACCATCATGGTAACCATTGTCTGGAAAGAATCCAAAGGTACGGCAAAAAGCCGCTACAAAGCTCGCAGAGCAGAACTTATTGCCGAGCGACGCAGTAATGAAGCACTGGCGCGAAAAATTGCGCTAAAGCTCTCTGGTTGCGTCAGAGCAGACAAAGCAGCATCACTCGGAAGCCTTCGCTGCAAGAAGGCAGATGAATGCAGTGGAAGTATTTGCCTGCCAAACGTAGCCATTTACGCGGCAGGCTACCGGAAATCAAAACAACTGACGGCGAGATGATAAATTAATTTGCTAATTACTTGTTTTTGCCATGCTTATCCTGAGCGATAAGTTCATCCATAAGACTGTCTTTCTTCCCAGCAAACCTAATGTAGCACTCATTTCTATAGCGTTCCGGGATAACAAAACGGTCGATTTCAGGATATCCAGTAGCAGAAGGTACCCGAATAAGAAGCCCTTTTTCGAGCAATGAGATTGCTTCAGGGCTTCCCTTTTCTGTCTTTAGCTGGTTATTAGCGGCTACAGCGAATGCCAAATACGCTCTTTCTCCAAGAGTTAACGAATCAAACAAATCTTGCACGTATTTCTCTTCTTTAGATTTGCGCTTCTGAGCAGCGAATATCTCAATTCTTTCAGTCACAGCGTGATAAGCGGAATTAACAACGCCGTTAAGCACATAGCTAACGCAAAACAACAGGATGTAATACATCCAGTAATGAGGAAGGATTTCTGGATTATGCAGGTTTATCCATTCTTTTACGCTTACAGGCATAACAATAATCAATATAATCAGGATGATTAGCATATGAATCAACTGTTTAAGTGTCATTCCTTGCAGGAAAAAATGCATTAGTTCCTGCCACCATGAGTTGTTCATCGGCGTTTCTCTTTTGCTCTCTGTAGGGGTGAATAGAGTTTATCCGATTTCTCGCTGTAGGGGTACACGAGAACCACCGAGCCTGATGTGGTTAAAAGACAGGCATACTAATAAACACTGCACTGTGTATTCATTCCAACGAGTGAATACACTGAGCAATGTCGCTCGTAACTAAACAGGAGCCGACTTGTTCTGATTATTGGAAATCTTCTTTGCCCTCCAATGTGAGGGCGATTTTTTATCTGTGAGGATATGAACAGATGTCAAACATCAAAAAATACATCATTGATTACGACTGGAAAGCATCAATAGAAATTGAAATCGACCATGACGTAATGACAGAGGAAAAACTTCACCAGATTAATAATTTCTGGTCAGACTCTGAATACCGACTCAATAAACACGGCTCTGTATTAAATGCTGTATTAATCATGCTGGCGCAACATGCTCTGCTTATAGCAATTTCAAGCGACTTAAATGCATATGGTGTTGTGTGTGAGTTCGACTGGAATGATGGAAATGGTCAGGAAGGATGGCCTTCAATGGATGGTAGCGAAGGAATAAGAATTACCGATATCGATACATCAGGAATATTTGATTCAGATGATATGACTATCAAGGCCGCCTGAGTGCGGCTTTACCGCATACCAATAACGCTTCACTCGAGGCGTTTTTCGTTATGTATAAATAAGGAGCACACCATGCAATATGCCATTGCAGGGTGGCCTGTTGCTGGCTGCCCTTCCGAATCTTTACTTGAACGAATCACCCGTAAATTACGTGACGGATGGAAACGCCTTATCGACATACCTAATCAGCCAGGAGTCCCAAAGAATGGATCAAACACTTATGGCTATCCAGACTAAATTCACTATCGCCACTTTTATTGGCGATGAAAAGATGTTTCGTGAAGCTGTCGACGCTTATAAAAAATGGATATTAATGCTGAAACGGAGATCAAGCAAAAGCATTCACTAACCCCATTTCCTGTTTTCCTAATCAGCCTGGCATTTCGCGGGCGATATTTTCACAGCCATTTTCAGGAGTTCAGCCATGAACGCTTATTACATTCAGGATTGTCTTGAGGCTCAGAGCTGGGCGCGTTACTACCAGCAGATCGCCCGTGAAGAGAAAGAGGCAGAACTGGCAGACGACATGGAAAAAGGCCTGCCCCAGCACCTGTTTGAATCGCTATGCATCGATCATTTGCAACGCCACGGGGCCAGCAAAAAAGCCATTACCCGTGCGTTTGATGACGATGTTGAGTTTCAGGAGCGCATGGCAGAACACATCCGGTACATGGTTGAAACCATTGCTCACCACCAGGTTGATATTGATTCAGAGGTATAAAACGGATGAGTACAGCACTCGCAACGCTGGCTGGGAAGCTGGCTGAACGTGTCGGCATGGATTCTGTCGACCCACAGGAACTGATCACCACTCTTCGCCAGACGGCATTTAAAGGTGATGCCAGCGATGCGCAGTTCATCGCATTGCTGATCGTCGCCAACCAGTACGGCCTTAATCCGTGGACGAAAGAAATTTACGCCTTCCCTGATAAGCAGAACGGCATCGTTCCGGTGGTGGGCGTTGATGGCTGGTCCCGCATCATCAACGAAAACCAGCAGTTTGATGGCATGGACTTTGAGCAGGACAATGAATCCTGCACATGCCGGATTTACCGCAAGGACCGTAATCATCCGATCTGCGTTACCGAGTGGATGGATGAATGCCGCCGCGAACCATTCAAAACCCGCGAAGGCAGAGAAATCACGGGGCCGTGGCAGTCGCATCCCAAACGGATGTTACGTCATAAAGCCATGATTCAGTGTGCCCGTCTCGCCTTCGGATTTGCTGGTATCTATGACAAGGATGAAGCCGAGCGCATTGTCGAAAATACCGCATACACTGCAGAACGTCAGCCGGAACGCGACATCACTCCGGTTAACGATGAAACCATGCAGGAAATTAACACTCTGCTGATCGCCCTGGATAAAACATGGGATGACGACTTATTGCCGCTCTGTTCCCAGATATTTCGCCGCGACATTCGTGCATCGTCAGAACTGACACAGGCCGAAGCAGTAAAAGCTCTTGGATTCCTGAAACAAAAAGCCACTGAACAGAAGGTGGCAGCATGACACCGGACATTATCCTGCAGCGTACTGGGATCGACGTGAGAGCTGTCGAACAGGGAGATGATGCGTGGCACAAATTACGGCTCGGCGTCATCACAGCTTCAGAAATTCACAACGTAATAGCAAAACCCCGATCAGGAAAGAAGTGGCCTGACATGAAAATGTCCTACTTCCACACCCTGCTGGCTGAGGTTTGCACCGGTGTGGCTCCGGAAGTTAACGCTAAGGCTCTGGCCTGGGGAAAACAGTACGAGAACGACGCCAGAACCCTCTTTGAGTTCACTTCCGGCGTGAATGTTACTGAATCCCCGATCATCTATCGCGACGAAAGTATGCGCACCGCCTGCTCTCCCGATGGTTTATGCAGTGACGGCAACGGCCTTGAGCTGAAATGCCCGTTTACCTCCCGGGATTTCATGAAGTTCCGGCTCGGTGGTTTCGAGGCCATAAAATCGGCTTACATGGCCCAGGTGCAGTACAGCATGTGGGTGACACGAAAAGATGCCTGGTACTTTGCCAACTATGACCCGCGTATGAAGCGTGAAGGCCTGCATTATGTCGTGATTGAGCGGAATGAAAAGTACATGGCGGGTTTTGACGAGATGGTGCCGGAGTTCATCGAAAAAATGGACGAGGCACTGGCTGAAATTGGTTTTGTATTTGGGGAGCAATGGCGATGAAGCATCCTCACGATAATATCCGCGTAGGCACGATCACTTTCGTCTACTCCGTTACGAAGCGAGGCTGGGTATTTCCCGGCCTTTCTGTTATCCGAAATCCGCTGAAAGCCCAGCGGCTGGCTGAGGAGATAAATAATAAACGGGAGGCGATATGCACAAAGCATCTCCTGTTGAGTTAAGAACGAGTATTGAGATGGCACATAGCCTTGCTCAAATTGGAGTCAGGTTTGTGCCAATACCAGTAGAAACAGACGAAGAATTTCATACGTTAGCCACATCCCTTTCGCAAAAGCTGGAAATGATGGTGGCGAAAGCAGAAGCAGATGAGAGAGACCTGGTATGACAACCACTGAATGCATTTTTCTGGCAGCGGGCTTCATATTCTGTGTGCTTATGCTTGCCGACATGGGACTTGTTCAATGACACCTCAGCAGGAAAACGCCCTTCGCAGCATTGCCCGTCAGGCTAATTCTGAAATCAAAAAAGCCAGACAGCAGTTTCCGGATAAAAACGTCGATGACATTTGCCGTAGCGTACTGAAGAAGCACCGCGAAACGGTAACGCTAATGGGATTCACACCGACTCATTTAAGTCTGGCGATCGGCATGTTAAACGGCGTCTTTAAGGAACGGTGAACATGAAAAGCAAAATCATCAGGGAGCTACAGGCTCCTTTTTTATTGTTCGCATTCACCCTCAAGCGTATTAACCAACAATTCAGGGATTAATGGAAGATGGCAGACATCATTGATTCAGCATCAGAAATTGAAGAATTACAGCGCAATACAGCAATAAAAATGCGTCGCCTGAACTACCAGACTGTATCCGCAACTCATTGTTGTGAGTGTGGCGATCCGATAGATGAACGAAGACGCCTGGCAGTTCAGGGTTGTCGGACTTGTGCAAGTTGCCAGGAGGATCTGGAGCTTATCAGTAAACAGAGAGGTTCGAAGTGAGCGAAATTAATTATCAGGCACTGCGTGAAAAGGCAGAGAAAGCAACTAAAGGAAGCTACATCGTAGGGCATACATCTGTTAACCAGCACGGCAATTTAACAGGAGTTTTTGTTTGCCAAAAATGGAAAGGAGAACCCGGTGGTGTGATTGCGGAATGTCATGTTAACTGCCTGGTTGAAACAGATGTTCAGGCTTATGCAAACGCTGAATTTATTGCTGCCTTTAATCCAAATGTTGCGCTGGCGCTTCTGGATGAACGGGAAAGAAACCAGCAATACATCAAACGCCGCGACCAGGAGAACGAGGAGATTGCGCTTACGGTTGGGAAGCTGCGTGTTGAGCTTGAAGCAGCAAAATCAAAACTCAACGAGCAGCGTGAATATTACGAGGGAGTAATCGCGGATGGAAGTAAGCGCATAGCAGAACTGGAAAAACAATGCGCCGAATGGGAGCGAAAAGCATTAAGCAACTTTGAAGAGTGTGCTGCGATGGCTGAACGTATCGAAGAGATGCAGACAAAATCTGCACCAGATTCGTTTGGCATCATCGGTGAAAATATTCGAACACAGGACAATCGAATAACGTCAGATCCCATGTTTTGTGTGTATCAAAAGCGCGAAATCGCTGTTGATGCTGATTATGACCATGACCGGATTGTCTGGGTTGACGAAGATGGCAATGAAGCCAATAAACGCCATAGTCGTCGTCTCGAGCTACTTCATGAAAACTTTCGAGAGCCACCAGAAAAATGGCGGCGCGTTGCTGTGAAAGATATTGATGAATTCGTTACCTGCTGTTTCACCGAACAGGGTTGTAAAGACTACCTGGCAGTCAATGGTCACAATCTTCGCTTGCCATTTATATATGTAAAAAGCGGTTTCAGGAACGCTGAATATATCGGCATAAGAAACTGGCTTGCTGGCATTCGCATCAAAGGAGAGTGATATGGCGTTAACACACCGCGAACTCTGTCAGATTGCGTACAAGTTCCTTAAGCGCAACGGTTTCAAGGTTTGTTTTCATGACCGCTTTATAGCTGTAACCAGTACCGGAGAACAGCCAGATGCTATGGGATTCAGAAATTCAGCATCATGCCTGATTGGCGAAATGTTCTCGTGCTGACTTGTTGGCAGATAGAAAAAAGCGTTTTCGTAAAAATCCGTCTCTTGGAATGGGCGACTGGCGATTCTTTATTAGTGAGCCGGGAATTATTTCAATTGAGGATTTACCACCTGGCTGGGGATTACTTCACGTTGTTAACGGAAGAGTACGGAAAGTACATGGGTGGCCCAAGGGTAATTGCTGTTGGGGTAATCCTGACGATAAGCCATTTACTGGAAATAAGCAGGTTGAATGCGATTACATGTTGTCTGCATTAAGGCGCATGGAGTTGAGAGGGCACCTTAATGAAATATATGACGGTGTAATTGTTAATAAGAAAGAAGGAAACGCGGCATGACCACTATTACCGACAAAGAACTGATTAAAGAAATCAAAGAGCGCATAGGCAGCTTGGACGTTCGAGACAATATTGAGCGCCGTGCTTATGAAATTGCACTGGCATCGCTGGAAGCAGAACCGATAGCGTGGGAATGCGGTGAAAACATAATCCTGTTTAACCCTGACACAGTTGAAGCATACGCAAAACGTGCGGAAATATCACCTAAACCACTATTCTCCGCGCCGCCAGCGCTGGTAGTGCCTGATAAGTTGCCGCGTGAATACAGAAACGGTTGGCCTCTTGCGTATAGTGATTATGCTGAAGGCTGGAACGACTGCCGCGAAGCCATGCTTCAGGGAGATAAATCATGATTAATCGTATCAAGCTGGAGCACATCCTCGAATATGCCAGGCAGCAGAGGCATATTGGTCAGCATTGTAAAATTCCACCAGGAGATATGGTTGAAATCATGGAGATTGCCATGCGCAAGGCTGGCAACTCTCCGGTAACTCCGGATGGTTGGATAAGCTGTAGTGAGCGAATGCCGAACGATAAACAGTATGTTTGGTGTTGGGGGAAGTCTTACGGCTGGACTGAGTGCGATACCTTCGAAGGGTATTACGATTGTTCGAGAAACAAATGGTGGGCAGTTACTGACAATGGGGAAGAACCGGCATCGAAAGTAACCCACTGGATGCCGCTACCGGAGCCGCCGCAGGAGGTGAAATGATGAATTGGCCTGAAGCATTCACCGCAGTTGGAGTTGCAATAGCGGTGGCATTTATTCTGTATTCGCTTTTCCGCTGGGGATAAAGGAATGTTCGCTCTGATTCAACGTGGTCAGATATACACGGACAGAGCCGGATACCCTGTGGTGATTACTCGCAGTACTCAGCACTCAGTGTTCTTTCGACGCATGGACGGGCGCTCCGGACGGGTACGCATTGGTGAGTTCAACAACCTGTTCGAACATATTGACCAACAGGAGTACCGCAAAATTCTGGCGGGCACTGAGCAGGAAATGCGCCTGAAAAAATTACGCGCAATGCAACGGAGGTGATACATGCATACGGCTTTTGAGTTCTGGGTTCGCAAGACATTCGGCAATCGCTACGACCTGACCCGTGATGTCGACGGCTTCTACTGCCGTGAAGTTGTGAAACGAATGTTTGACGTGTGGTGCCACTGCCGTGGATGAAAGTTTTATGAGGTTGGCATGCAGACAATCATCTATCAGATAACCCCCAGCAAATGGTGTACGGAGAGAGTCCTTATTGCATCAACAGGGCTAAAGCCCGGCACCATCGAGCGGGCCAGAAGAAAGTCATGGATGCAGGGAAAAGAATACCGCCATTACGCTGTAGAAGGTGATCCTGGGCATTACAGTGAATGCCTGTACAACATCGAAGAAATTATGCGATGGATCGAAAACCAGAAACAACCAGGTGCCAAAAATGCAAGTTCCGGTTAACCTGTTAATGCTCCTGGACGTCTGGGAGGTTTAATGAGTAACGCATCATACCCGACAGGCGTTGAAAACCATGGCGGATCACTCCGTATATGGTTTCACTATAATGGCAAACGTGTCAGAGAAAACCTCGGTGTTCCTGACACAGCCAAAAACCGGAAGATCGCTGGTGAACTTCGCACTTCCGTTTGTTTTGCAATCAGAATGGGGAGTTTCGACTACGCCGCGCAGTTCCCTAATTCCCCTAACCTGAAACACTTTGGTCTGGGAAAAAGAGAGATAACCGTTAAGGCACTTTCGGAAAAATGGTTGGACCTTAAGAAAATTGAGATTTGTGCGAATGCACTTAACCGTTACCAGTCAGTAATTAAAAACATGTTACCAATGTTAGGTGAAAAAAACTGGTTTCATCCATAACAAAAGAGGATTTACTTTTCGTAAGGAGAGATTTGTTGACCGGTTACCAAAAGCTTTCTAATGGAAAGACTTCTTCCATAAAAGGGCGCTCAGTGGTCACGGTAAACTACTATATGACAACCATAGCTGGAATGTTTCAATTTGCAACAGATAATGGTTATACCTCAGGAAACCCATTTAACGGTCTGGCTCCCTTAAAAAAGTCCAAGGTAAAACCAGATCCTCTCACCCGTGACGAATTTATTCGTTTTATTGAGGCTTGCCGTCATCAACAAACAAAAAACCTGTGGATTCTCGCTGTATACACGGGTATTCGTCACGGGGAGTTGGTATCGCTGGCATGGGAAGATATAGACCTTAAAGCAAGGACTATAACCATCCGTAGAAATTATACAAAACTTGGCGAATTCACTCCACCAAAAACCGATGCAGGCACCGGAAGGACAATTCATCTGGTTCAACCAGCTATTGATGCTCTTAAAAGCCAGGCGGAAATGACCATGCTTGGAAAGCAACATTCTGTAGAGGTGAAGCAGAGGGAATATGGGAGAACTGCTGTGCATAAATGCACTTTTGTTTTTAGTCCTCAGGTAACAAAACAGCAGCAGTTGTCCGGACCTCACTACAAGGTTGACTCCATCAGGGAGTCATGGACAAGTATCTTAAAACGCGCAGGTCTGAGACACAGAAAATCGTACCAATCCAGGCATACTTATGCATGCTGGTCACTTGCCGCAGGAGCTAATCCTAGTTTTATCGCAAGCCAGATGGGCCACACAAACGCACAAATGGTATTCAATGTTTACGGAGCATGGATGAAAGACAACAATCACGAACAGATAGAACTCCTTAACAAAAGACTATCTGAAAGTGTCCCATGTATGCCCCATAAGAAAGCAGGGTAA